TTGCTAGGTTCACAGAAATTACTATAATAACATATTGCCATATTCACTAAAAATATTAACAAATATTATTTTAAACTTAAATTGATTTAATAATTTGTAATTAGAATATATACAAATGGCCTACCCAGTTCTATCAAATGAAGATGTTGACAACGATATTCTTACTTTCTCTCTTAAAAATACAGATGTATGTATTGCCAATGCACTGCGGCGAACTATTCTGGGCAATATTCGCGCGGTAGTTATGGCAAAACCTGATGTTGTTATTACCGTAAATTCAAGTCGGTTTAACAATGAAATATTGAAACAACGAATTGCATGTATTCCTATTTGTCTTTCTCCAGATGATATAAAAAATTATACAATTCAATTATCTAAATCCAACACATCTGCTTCTATTCAATTTGTAACCACAGAAGACTTTAAAATTCTAGAAAATGGTAAAGAATCATCTAAACAACTCTTTCTTCCAGATCCGTACACAAAACAATACATTGATGTCTTACGGCTTCGTCCTAAAATGGGAAATGTAATTGAATCAATTCAAATGCATGCAACTCTTTCAGTTACAACTGGTTCACAAACAGGTACTTCTAATTTAGGTAACTGTTTCTATAGAGCTTCCATAAATTATGAATTAGCTGAACAAGAATGGGCTAAAAAAGGCATTGATGATGTACATCAAAAAAAAGATTGGAATTTACTAGAGGCCAAACGATTTGTTTATCCTAACTCATTTAATGTTACAGTTGAAAGCTATGCCATGTGTATTTATTCTCCTACTCAACTAGTAAAAATTGCATGCAAAGTACTTGAAATGGAATTACTTAATTTTACAGCTCCATTACAAATGAAACCAAGTGATACTACGATTGAAAAATGCATAGATATTATTCTACCTGAATGTGATTTTACAATTGGAAAAGTTATTGAATATTATTTATTTACAACAAAATTTGATACTGAAATAACTTATATTTCCTTTCTAAAAAACCATCCTCATGACAAGCATGGTATTTTACGAATTGCATTTAAAGAAGATCAAAACGATGAAGAAGTAACAAAACTATTTTTAGAAGCATGCAAAGAATGTGTAAAATATTTTAATTTTTCGGCAGAGTTGAAATCAAGGTAACTGCAAGACCTGATGGTAACGTAATAATATACTTTTTAACTTCGTGTTTATTAACACACTTTTTTTCTTGTCTCAACCTGTGCAGATAATGCATATGCAATTCATACAAATGCTTTTTGTAATGAGATTCATATTCTTTCAACGGTTTTGTTTTTTTAATGAAACAATCAATATACAATCCATGCAAAATTTGAACCAGCTGGGTTAACTGTTTTTCATGCATTGGAAAATTGTGATCCGGAAAATACTTTTCATATTCTGCTTGATCATCAGTAGATCTAAGCGTAAGATAAGTAAACAGTGAATTTGCAGAATTACCTTTTAGTTTTTTTACCTTTTCATAATTAGTATTTCTAATTTTAGTTCTTTCGCCCTGATTATGTATCATCAATCCTTTAAATGAAAAAGGCTGTTTTTGTACAAATTCTTCCGCTTCTGCATAAGATGAAAAAGTATACTTAGTAGGCATTGGATAATCAGTTATGCAATGATTGGATACATGTTGTTCTACAATTCCAAGAGTATTAATTTGATACACTGCAATCAACCATAAAGTTGGAGTAGAAATCGGTGTTACAATTCTGTTTTCGGGATGTTGCAGTACAAAACTGTAACAATATTCTTTATTCAATGTTTCATAATTTATATTCGTTTCATGAAACAATTCATGAAACGGTTTTGTTGAATAAAAAGTACAATCTGCACCAACAATACATCTTGTGGATATGATCCATTTTGGATCTTCCAATTCACCATCATAAAATACATTGATCATTGTGCCATCAATAAACTCATCTACTACACAATTATCAATGGGATATTTTTCACAAAAATCTACATACTGTATAGATTTCGGTGGAGAAAAACAGACAACTCTGTTATTTTTAAAAATAACGGATCTATGTAATCCATTGTACATTTCGTGCTTTTTATAAGAAGTCAGTGCATAATCTCCAAATTGAGTTGATTTAGATAATTCAGGAATACTGTACATAAGTAGATATATAAGAAATCTTTATATTTTCTTCTATTATAATAATGGAAGAATTACAAAAATATGACATCATAGAAATAATTAAATCTGATTCTATTCACATAATTGGCGCTTTTCATTCTATGGTTGACGGTGAAATTATTTTATTTGTACCTCCATTAATTCATCATATCTTAAAAGCTGATGTAACAAATGTTAGTCGGTTGAAAAGAAAAGATGAATACGATACATCTAAAATAGATGCATTTTTTAAACATTCTAGTTTTATTTTTCAAAAAAGATATATTTTGCATGATGTGTTGCAAATTACATTTGAAGATGATACTGAAATAGAAGCTAAAATTACAGAAATTATAGATGATTGTTTAGCTCTTCAATTAGACACACAAGATATTATTTACATTAATTTCAACTATAAATCAAGTGTACCTCTTGGTATTTTAGAAATAAAACGTAAACGGTTACATGATTTAGATACTGAAGAAACAGAAAATAATTATACAGTTCTCAGTTATAATATTGATGAATCAAAATGTAGATATACTCTTGACATTCAATTAAATGCAATTATGCAATATTTAAATTTTACAAAACAATATAATGGAGAATTGTATGCACAACGGTATCGCGAGTTGATTGAAACATTTCCATACGGAACATTATTGCCAATTGACCAAACCAAACTAAAATGGATTATTCCAATTACAACTGCTGTTGCAACTATAGCTAATAATGAAACAGTTAAAAAAAGTTTAACGGGATCATTGATGTGTTATAAAAAATCATTGGTAATCAATGGTGACAATAATTACACAACAGTGCAACAATCATTGAATTCTATTCTTCATGTTTTTGATACCAAATATTCACATACTTCTATTCAAAGTTATTTATTACCAGAAACTGTTATTTTAAAATTTGAACCTAAAACTGCTTCCAAAGAATTAGAGACAAATTGGGCTAAAAAAATACAAAATTGGGTTAGTTATACAACCGATGATTTATTGCCTATTGCAGGATATAGTTTGTTACCTCAAAGTTCTATTCTATTTTCAAAATATTATTTACCAGAAACATTGTTAACTCACAAAATTCATCTTAATATGCTTTCTGCATACCATTTATTCAATATTAATTGCGACACATCTTTTAAATTTATTAAAGATGAATACGATAATTTTATTCCATCTATAGATCAACTTATAAGAAAACCTGGTTATTATTCTAAAAATAGTAATACAACTCAACCATTGCCTTCCTGCTATTCTATTTATGAATTTATACAATTATTGGAACCATATTCTATTCATTCTAATCACATACAATATACACACATACCTAAAATACAAAACTACATTTTTAAAAATATTAAAACATTTTTATCTAGACAACCTCCTACTATTGAAGAACCAACAAATGTATTATCTAAAAACGAAATGTACCAAAAAACATATGTTTCTTCCACTGAATTATATTTACATGCACTATACCAAGATTCTGCAAATGCATATGTATTATCTTTATTGACTCCTCGTGAAAAAATAGATCCGTTGCAAAAAGATACAGATAAACAAAAAGAAACTGCATATGTAATAGACCCGCCAGAACCAACCTGTGAATTAAAAGATGAGTGCACCGATACAGATGAACGAAAAGATAAATTAAATAAATTTGCACTTACTACATTTAATTCTTCTACTGTTGATCATAAAAATAAAATAGATGTTTCATTACTTGAAAAAAAAATAAAATACAACATAAATCAGCAGCTTAAATACAATAATAAATTTAATGAATTAAGTAGCGGATTTAAAAGCGAAGAACGAGTACCACCCACCTATGAACTATTTCAACAACTTATGACTTTACCATTAACTAAACGATACACAAGTCTACTTCAATTTTTAACAAAATATACAAGATTAGATAAAACAACTCAACTATTTGTATGCAATACAAGTAATTTACCATTAGTACCTTTTATTTTTAAAGTATTTGCAGACACCTATTTAACGGATATAAACGAATACAATACAAAAATATTTGATTATTGTCGGTCATCACAACAAGTATTTATTGAAGATGGTTTTTATAAAGAAAAATATACGGGATTTTCATTAGCACCCATAGAAAATGTATCTTCCTATGATGAATTAATTCGGTCTGCACAAATTGAAACAGATGAACTTTCTGCTATTGAATTTACAGAAGATCAAACATTTATAGAAAAACATATTCAAATTACTTGGCGCGAAATTACATACAAACCAATATTACCGCGTAATACAATGACTGCATTCATCAATGAAATGCTTTCTCAATACAACATTACCACCAAGAGCACAAAAATATCACCCAATTATTTACTATCTTTAGTAATTTATGTTTTTATTCAATTTGATGTACCATGTGATAAAATTGTAGACGAAATTATAAAAAATAAATCAATTACAACTATTGATATTGGACTTACTGCAAATGCAAAACCATTTTCTTTTTTATCTAACGTACAAAAATATGCACCATTGATTACAAAGTTATGCACTATATTACAATCTAAATATAAAAAGCAAAAATTAGATATAAACACATTACGTAAAATGAAGAGAAAACGCGATAAACAAAAAGATAAAAATGAAAATGGAAATGAAAATTCCGGTACTGATGACGAAGCAGACGAATCCCAATTTATGCCGTATACAGATTCAAATCATCCCATTTTGAATAATATTAAAGCGTCCATTCAAAAATATGCGCCTATTCATTATTCTATAACAGGTGATTTCAAACGAGTAAATAATTCGTTTATTGAACCTTTTAATCTTCCTGATTCTAAAACAAAATCTACTAGATTTGAAGCATACACTTGCAAACATGATTTTTCACCTAAACCTACTATTGAATTTCATTTTGATATCACTAATCCAGTTATTATTGAACCCAAAATTTATCCAGAATTAAATGAAGAATATAAAACACGAGAATCGTTAGATGAAATCAAAAGACAGTTAGCACAAATGCAAACTATTATTCAAGATTTAACACGCAATTCAGTCAACGAAATTATTAAAAAATACCCGCCATTATATTTTGCCAATTATATTAAAAATGTACTCCAATTCTATGCAAATTTACAAAGAGATCAATATAATTCTTTGCAGGATGATGTTATTCCTATAACACATGTACAATTGATTGCACCAAGTCACCGAGATACAATGGACCGTGTTGTAGCTAATTATTACAAGGATTTTATTGCCAATGAAAAATGGGGAAATGTATTTCGTGAAAATAGAAATATTTTAGAAGAATTAAAACAACCATTTACAGAATCTACTAAAATAATACTCATTTATTACTTATATTTCCTGTGCAGAAATTTACCTAAAGATTGTACACAATTTGTAGATGTTAAACTGAAAACAGAATTGAATATACCTGATTATGCAGAAATTAAGAAAAAAATGTCAGTACGTCAAAGTGTAGAACGTCAAAACTTTGTGCATACTAGCCGCGAACTATCTTCTATTGCAAAATCATTAAAGATGATTATAGAAACAGACATTACCAAGACATCTTATAATATTGCACAATTTACTTCTAGAGAAGAAGATGCGTTAAAAGCAGATATTCCAACAGGAGATGATGGAAATGAATAATAAAATGAATAATGTGTTAGGTAATTAGAATAAAATACTGTTTCATTGTATGAATCATTTAAGCATATCTATTTTATTATTTATGTTTATATTTGGATTAATACTTTGGATTCAACCAACCTTTATTTATAATAAAGATGGATCATTAAGGCAATTTGGAGTCGGATACCGTAAAAAAACAGTGTTTCCGTTATGGCTCGTTGTCTTTATTTTAGCCATTTTTTGCTATCATGGCGGACATTTTATTCAACAAAAATATTTTTAATTATTTTCTTTGCATAATATATGTCTGTTCCTTCTAGTTTTTCTAGTTTAAGCTCTGCTTTAGGTTCTAGCTATGGCTCTAGCTCTGGTTCTACTTCTACTTCTGGCTCTTCCTCTACAAAATCGTCGTGCTCTAGCGGTGGCAGACGTTTCCGCCGCTCTCGCAGATCACGCCGATTCCGCCGCTCTCGTGGATACCGTGGTGGTGCAGAGGGCGAATGTGTAAAGAATGAAGATGGCACCTTTAGAAAATGGGTAGAAGGTGATGGAGAAGGAATGATGTGTCCTGCAGATTTTAAAGATGGCGGCCGCCGCTCTCGCAGATCACGCCGATTCCGCCGCTCTCGTGGATACCGTGGTGGTGCAGAGGGCGAATGTGTAAAGAATGAAGATGGCACCTTTAGAAAATGGGTAGAAGGTGATGGAGAAGGAATGCCGTGTCCTGAAGATTTTAAAGATGGCGGCCGCCGTTCGCGAAGATTTAGGCGTTCTCGCCGTTCGCGCAGACGTTAAATTAAAATATTTATTTATTATATGACTAAACGTTTTTCTAAATTTACGTCTTCTTTGAAGAAAAAACGATCACGTAAATCTAGGACATTTCGCAAATTTAGGGGAGGAGTTGTTGGTGAGGAAGTTGAACAACCAGTTACCCCATCTGTTCATATGATAAATACAATTACACCTATTGAAAATACAATTAATCGTATTGCGTCACCAATTATTACAGATTATGGTAGGACAGGTCAACCTACATTATCATCTAGCGAACCTACAGTATCATCTAGCGAACCTGTTACAGTTCCACCTGCAGGATTTACACCTGAAGAAATGGCAGACTTATATGGTGATGATGATGATGATGATGATCCACAAGCTGAACCAACAATTGTACAACCACCTCCTGCTCCTATACAAGCTGAACCAACAATTGTACAACCACCTCCTGCTTCTATACAAGCTGCACCATCTAAAAAAACAGTTGGTGGTCGCCGTTCCAAGCGAAGAAGTTTTAAACGTTCTCGCAAATTTAAAAAGTCGCGTCGTAGATCTTCTAGACGTTAAAATTATTCACTTACATTGTATACTGCTGGTTTTACTTCTTCTTGTGTATTGGCAACTGCATTATTATGCGTTTCCGTATACTGTTCCTTTGTTTTCGTACATTTATTAAACATTAATGTATTGTACGAAATGCTAATTGCAACCGATGCCGTCAATAAATACCATATCCATTCTGCTATAATATCTTTCATTTTTACAAATTGTTTAAACGCTTCTATTTCTTTTTTTTTGTTTGGATCTATCAAATGACTTAATTTAACAACTGTTACATCAAAATTTTCCAACGTAAACCTATTCACCAACAAAGATGGATCCGTATACACATAATGTAGTGCACTACCTTCTGGCATCGGTTTTAATATTGCTAAAAATGCAGCATTACATCCTGCTAATTTCACAAGTAATAATCCAAACGTATTTGAAAATGGTCTTTTCCACCAAGGAAATTTACCCAATACATACATCATATTTGCAAATATGAATATCCACGGAAACACTGTTGCTTTCAATACTGTCCACGAACTTACAGTACCACAATGCTCTTGTAAAATAGATACATTAATAAAATACATAAATATCATGATTACTAACAAAAAAACTACATAGGCATGCCGCGGTAAATCTACTTTAGTTTTAGCAAACATAAAAACAAAGGATAACCAAAAAAATGTTCCTAATGAATTTGACATATTTGCCATAGTTTAAATAAGTATTAAAAAATATACTTATTTAACATTATGAATCATTTAACAGAACCAGGAGTTCGCCAATATTTTATTGATTCTTTCAAAACATGTAAAGAATATAAAATGCAATATCATACATGGGTATTGAATATGTCTCTTCTTGGCTTTTTTGTTTTTTGTTTCTCTGCTATTTTATACTATAAATATAAAGGCAAACAGTCACCTACAATTAAAAAGAAAAAACAAGAAGAAGACCGTGTTTATATTATGAACCGTATACGATCGTTGCAAATTGAAAAACAAAAAAATAACAATCAATTAATTACTAATTTACCTTTTTAAAGTGTTGATATAATTTGACCATTTTTGTATACATTACACTTAAATTGTTGTTTCTTTGGTCTAGAACAATATTCTTTATTAGATGAAGTAGAATTAAAATATAACATACTATCACCTCCAATAGAATAAATCAAGTAAAAACATAAAATACCATACGTTATTCCTACAAATGTTCCTGTAAATGTTCCTATGCCATCATAATTTGAAACATTTGCATTTGACGGTAATGATAAAAATTGTCTTCCTAAAATATCGTATATGAAAAAGAATATAAAAATGGCAACTACCGAATAATTTATATTTTTAACATAGATCATTGGCAACCATAAATACATAAATGTAAATGCAATTAAAAAAGAAGATAGCGAACAACTTTTATAATAAATAGCGAATATTGGTAACATCATATTGTTTCTCCACTCCTGATCTATGCTAGCTGGATTAAAATAAATAATTATATTAGATACAATTGTTAATCCTAAAATGGTAAACATTAACCAGAAAATTCCTTTTGTATCTTGATTTATAAATGATGTCATCATCATTAACGAAAAAATAAATACAGGTATAAATTCAACTCCTCTTTCAAAATCCATTTTTCCTTGAAAATTTTGTGGTTCAGCACTCATATATTAGTTTATTATTATTCTATTTTTTGAATTTTATCTAAAATAGTATCTAATCTGGCACATGTTTGTTTACAGGTAGAATATGTTTCTTTCAAATTAGCTATTCCTATACATGATTTAATTAAATATTCTTTAATGCACAGATCTTTATGCTGACTAATTAACTCTATTGAACAATTTACAATTTCATTTATTTTTTTAATTGTTGTATCTCTTCCATCTTGACGTTTCCATCTTCGTATACATTCTGGTACTAAAGATTGCGGTTCAATGTTTAAAAAAACATCCCTAGTCGTCAATTTTTGCATCTTTTGGACAGATTCCAGTAATTTTAAATTAACAATAATTTCTTCACGTTCCATTACACTTTTAATTTATTATTTATTTCATTTTCTACTTCATTCAAAACCTAAATTTGTTCTGTTTGTGGTGGCCATCTCGCAATTCGTCTCTGTAATTCATGTTTACGAAGTTGAATTATACATTTATTGCAGTGCCGTGTACCATATGTTCCATGAATTATTTTTATATTATCAAACGTTCGCAAACACCGGTCGCATTTATACACAGGTTCAAAATCCATATTGTATATATTTTTATTTTATTTTTACAATTCAATTTTAAATATATACATATAATATGGAAGTTATACCTATTGCAGATAAGAAAAATGTAAAAGCGCTTACTACAAAATCTAATAGAATAGATGATTTGGTAAGGTTTTCTTTTATGATTACTTATACCATTTTAATAACTACTGGTACGATTACATTAATTGAAGCATTAAGAACTGAAAATCCGCAAGCAAGACACGTGTTTAATTTAGAAACATGTATTTCTATTATTGCGGGCTACTATTACAGTATTTTTATTACAAAAACATCCAATAAAGAAATAAAAATTGATTGGGGTGAAATTACAAAATTGCGATATATTGATTGGTCCATTACAACTCCACTTATGTTAATTGTATTGTGCATTTTCTTAACTTCAAATTCTAAAACAAGCATCACTTTTAGAATAATGGCATCAATATTAGTATTAAATTATGCAATGTTAGCTATTGGATATTATGGTGTTGTTTGCCCACAATATAAATTATTTACGATGATTGGTGGTTTTATTACATTTATTGCAATGTTTTATTTAATTTTTATCAGTTATGTTGGTAAGAGTAAAGCAAATAAATTATTACTTGGTATTTATCTTGTACTATGGGGATTATACGGAGTTGTATACATGATTTCAGAAGAATATAAAAATATTTCCATGAATATTCTTGATTTGTGTGCAAAATGTTTTGTTGGTATCGGTTTATGGATTTATTTTACGAAAATTATTCGTAAATATTAAAAATTGAAACCGAATTATTAATTAAAAACATGTACAATAATATGACAACACTTGAGAAATTTTTAGCTTCCATCACCGGAAAAGAAAAACCTACACAACTTCAAAGATACAAACAACGGAATGCACCCGCCAGTATTTTATCTCTCATTGAATTGGGAGGTGGAGCAAAAATGGGAGTTACACTTGAAAAGTTTGCACGATTTCAGTGGCCATGTTTACAACAACGCAGCAAAGGTAAACTGGAAACCGGTTACGATCACAAAATTACGATTACAATTGAAGAATCGGTACATGATATATTTGTAGAGCAGAAATCATCGGGTCATTGGGGCGATGATTTCAAATGGCAACACGTTGAAATAAAACATAAATGGAACATGCTTCTCCTTTGCGGAATTGATTACACAGATATCAAGTTTTGGGGTATGGACAGAAAAACATTTCATCAATTAATTACAGATAAAAAAATTACAAATCAGGGCAACAAGGCCGGTGACAGCAGTGAAGGTATGTGGTTTAATTATTCAAATGTTAAAGATTCTCTTGTACCAATTCACACAGAGGATGAACTTCTACAATTTGCGGCTTCTCTGCAATCCTCTCCCGTGCAAGTGCCACATACTCTGGATTAATTTCTACTGCAATAAACGGTAAGCCCATTTTTTTTGCAGCAACACATTCACTTCCAGATCCTGCAAACGGAATAAGTACATATCCTTCTTCTTGTTTGCACGATCTAATTAATTTTTCACATAATGATATTGGTTTTTGTGTAGGATGATTCACACGTTCATTCATTCCAGCTCCACCTGCAAGTGCTGCAATTTTAATCACATCTCTTGGTAATGCACCATTTGCGTGAGCTGTATAAGTTGTTTTCTTATCTCCTTTTGAAAATCTACCTTTTGTAGTAGCACGTTCTTTTCCTGCTGCACCATTTAAAAATCCATCCGTATACGCTTCTCTAATATCATCTCTGTGAAATACTTTATCTGTTTTCCATAATACAAGAATACTTTCATGAGATCGTTGCCAAAAATTCAACGATGGAACATTTTTATTCGTATAATGCCATATAATCCATCGTCTTTGAATCGTATAAGGAATTTTAGATAAAATGAGTGCAAGATTTTCACTAAATCCATATATAAACATGGTTCCATTTGGTTTCAAAATTCGCAAACATTCATGTATCCATTTTTCACACCACTGCAAATAATCTTCCATACTTTGTTTATCACTATCATTGCCAAAATCTTTTCCAATATTATAAGGCGGATCTGCAATAATAATTTGCGCAGATTCACTCTCAAGTGTCGGCAACACTTCTAATGTATCACCTTGTATAATATCCTGTTGCAGTGCCGCGGCAGACACTGTAGACGACGCAGCGACCTCTGTACTAATTGCCACTGTGGACGAAGCAGACCCGCCCAAAAGAGTCCTCAATTCAGCAGAAGTTTTGTTACTGAATCCTTTTATTTTTTGATCTCTGCACATTTGTTTCAATTCTGCAACTGTTTTAGTTTCCATTTTATACTATATGTAATTTGTCTGTTAAATCAATTTTAATAAAATTGAGTAATTTTTTGCAACACATAATACTACATAATGGAATTTTCAAATGAACAAAAACTTGCGTTTGATCTTTATTTAACCGGAAAAAATGTATTCTTAACTGGCCCTGGCGGTACAGGTAAATCTAAATGGATTCAATCTGTCTATCATCATGCACAAGAACGCAAAAATATTCAAGTCTGTGCTTTAACCGGTTGCGCTGCATTATTATTACAATGTAAAGCGACAACTTTGCATTCTTGGGCAGGTATTGGATTAGGTACTGACGACAAACCTTTACATAAACAAGCCATTCAACGCTGGAAACAAATTCACATTTTAATTGTAGATGAAGTAAGCATGCTATCTCTCTCCCTATTTGAAAAATTAAATAATCTAGGTAAATCTATCCGTAATTCTACGAGACCATTTGGCGGTATTCAACTTTTATTTTGCGGTGATTTTTATCAATTACCTCCAGTAAATGATGCATTCTGTTTTGAAAGTGAACTATGGAATTCTACATTTACTACTATACAATTAATCAAGAATTTTAGACAACAGGATCTAACTTTTCATACCATTTTAGCAGAACTTCGTAAAGGTAAATTAACCAAACAATCCTATACCATTCTTAAAGAACGTGTTGGTCTACCTTATCCAGCCAATATTACACAACTTGTTTCTACTCGTTTGAAAGCAGATTCTATCAACCAACAATTTTATACAGGTCTATCTGGGTTAGAACATACTTACAAATTAGAACAACACACTGAATTAGAAATGACCGAAATAGAAACCAAAATTCGCAGAAATTTTACATCTTCACAAATTGATTATGAATTGCGACAATTAAGAAAAAATATGTGTGAATTTATTTCATTGAAAATTGGATCTGTAGTCATGTGTATTATAAATATCAAAAACACTTCTATTTGCAACGGAAGCCAAGGTGTTATTATTGATTTTACAAACGATAATTATCCAATTGTACAATTCAAATCTACTACAATGACAATGAAACCTAACATCTGGAAAAGTGAAACAATTCCAGGCATCGGTATTTCTCAACTTCCATTAATTTATGCATGGGCAATGACCATACATAAATCTCAAGGATCTACTTTAACCAATGCATTAATTGATGTAGGTGATTCTATTTTTGAATGCGGGCAAATTTATGTTGCACTATCGCGAGTTACTTCGTTAGACGGTTTATTTTTAATGGATTTTAATCCTGCAAAAATAAAAATTAATAAAAAAGTATACGATTTTTACACTACATTATAATTCATTCATTTCATCTTCAGATTCTTGTTCTTTTATCAACGATATCCCCTTCCACGACCTTCCTTTTTTTGCTCCAAATTTATTTGTAATGTAATCAAACAACTGTTTACCTTTCGGCATTCCACGTCCATGCAACAAATTCCACCATTCTTTAAACGTTTCATATAATTCAGTTTCTTTAATAGATCCAGTAGGATCCACCACAATACGATCTTGAATAAATTCTGCAAGCTGATCTTGATTCTTTCGGTATTGTTCTGATGTTGCCATAACAATTTTACAATCTTTTACATTTCCATTATTTACATAAGCACGTTCTACCAACATACTCATAAATACAGTTTTCCATATTTCAAACTTTTCATCAATATTCTTGTCCACCTTAAACTGATAAGGCTTTTGTACATCTGTCGTAACCGGATTTTCATTGAAAACGGATTTGAATGCACACTTACGAATACGGCGCCAAATACCGTCATCTTTACCTTTAATTTTAAGATCATAATTCGTACTGAGAGCTAATGTAAATTGCGGGTAAAAGGTAACTGTATTTTTGTAAAGTGCACGACCTTGAATAGGATCATCACCTGTCAACTCTTTTAAAATACCTTCATTAAATTCATCATTTTCACCCGGCTCCTGCATTACAACATATCGCTTACCCATCAAATCTACAATCTCTGAAGATGTACTTCCAATACTGGTTCGTTTCTGGGTAACCAATGTAATTGGACAAGTACCTTTGTATTCACCTAGTGCAAGAGACATTAGCTGTACAAATTTACTTTTACCGTTTCGTCCTACACCCGTATACATATTAAATGTTTGATTGTTATTTTTTCCAATCAATGTAGATGCTGCGTGATCCCACATATAATTACACAATTCCGGTTCAGGAAATAATTGACTCATAAATTCTGTTATTTCATCCATTATTTTTTTGTCACAATCTTTAATCGGTATATACGGTATATTTGTTGATTTTGAAGTATAATCATCCGGCAATCCTTGTCTAAATTTTCTTGCACTAAAATCAATGACACCATTACTAAAACATAAAATATTATTCTTGCTGTCTAGCAAATTCATAAAATCTTTAATGTAAAACAGATCACATGATTCGCGCATAATATTTGCCTTCTTATCCGTTTTCTTAAGATCAATCATAATCGTACAAATCTTTTTCTGGCGTTTTTCAAGTATATCTTTTTGCTCATCATCATTTTTTAGAGTAGCAAGTTCATCATTTACTGATTTTAGTTTTTTAGTAAATAATCCGTAAATTCCATTAAAATCACTAATATAAGTTCGCAAACGAGTACCCGAATCTGTTTCTTGCCACCTTTGGTTAGAATATTCAAACCAACATTTATTATTAATACTTACACACACAAATGTATCTTTATACCATTGATATAATATTTTTGCTAAATCATATTCTGTGCAAACTTCTTTTAACATTGTATCAATATAGGCAGTTACACCACGCTCTTTTACTTTTTCATATTCTACTATATTTTCATTTCTAGCCCAAAACATAATAGACCGATCTGTCAATGCTACATCTGGTTTTGTCCAACTACACCACATCCCGAAAAATTTCGGCACATCTGCAAATGTAAATTTAGAGGATTGACTACTAAATTTAATCCACGATACAAATAACCGAATATCCGTATTTCGCAATGCCCATCCCACATTTATCCATAAATTGTAATCATTGTAATATTTTTCAGGTAAAATCATTGTATATGCATGTGTTTCATGCACTTTATAATCCGTCATGGACTTATTAGATAACATATTGTCTACTGCACGATTAAGTGACGATTCGCATACAATATCTGTATGTGAATTATCTGTAGATACTACACGAAGTTTTTTACGAGGAACATTTTTAAATTGATTGTATTCTGGTTTAAAAGCATCTTTAATGTCAGGCGTTTCATATTCATTATATTGAATAGACAACTTGTACAAATCTCTACTAAGATTGAAATCAGCAACTTTAGAGCAATGCAATACATACTCTTCATCATCATCTTTTTGACACATGTATATTTTGGTAAGTGCATATGCTTGATGTCCAGGTTTCATAGATCCATATACTTGCCAATTATTTGACCCTTTAATGACTCCTTCATCTATCACTGACTCCCACTGGTTCGTCAACTTTTCTGCTAAATGATTCCAAATATTCATATTGTCCAAAATCTTTTTGCGTAACAATACTTTGGATAGCTTATCCAGATTTACACCAATAATAATATGAATTCCATCTTTAATTTTATCAGAAAGCACATTGATATCTTGTTTCTCAAATACATAAATCGGAAAATTTTTAGTAATTGTAAATACCGTATTCAACTGCTGTACAACAATATCTACAAAGTCTAAAATATCGTTAGATGTATATGCACGAGTTGGTTCCTTATATCTGAAATCTAAATCAATTGCAATTGGACCAACCTCTAACTGTTTTTCAGTAAGGTATTCGCTATTACCATTTTCAAATACATGCCTATAATATAATTTGTAAAATTCATCTTTCATTTCTGGTAAAATTGTATAGGATCCGCCATACACACTATACTGTGGGTTGCCAATACGAGTATGTGTGCTTTCGGCGGCGGTTGGGGACGCATGTTCTTTCAAAAACTTGTCCATTATATATACAAAGCCTTATTTTATTTATCTCAATTTTATTTTATAAATAATATTGGTTTATTTGCAATATTATTTTTTTTGTTACGATACAAGTGTTTAATAATTTCCATTACTGATCCAATTCAATTGTCCATTTATTTCTTTTGTTTTCCAATTAAAACCAGATACAGATGTAGATGTTACCATACAATGGTTTGACAAATTCGCATCCGTATTGGATTCTATAGTCATTACTACAACAGGAACTGTAGTATATTGTGTGTTGAAAGTTACACTACCTGTAAGAGATGTTATTGCAAAATGTCCTGATTGTATTCCATTTTGCCCTGTTGGACCAGTTGGTCCTGTGTAACCAGTGTACCCATGTCTAATTAGTGAAAATATTTCTGTTGATCCTGTAAGTCCTCCTGGTAAAATACTAACTTCTTGGGCTATTAAATCATATTGATTTTCTCCAGTTCCCCCTGGAGTTCCAGTTGTACTTAACTTCCATCCACCTACTTGACCTGTAGTATTTAAATTAGGTCCAATAATACTATATGGTCCTGCAGATCCTTTATCAAAATAAATAATACCATTTTGATTAAATCCTATATTTCCTTTGTTTCCATTTGTACTTATTAATGTAATTGTACCTGGACCAATATGTAAATTTTTCCAATATTTATTTTCATTACCTAATGAAAATTTATCTGAAATAGGTGGTAAAAAATCTCCATCTAATTGTAAAATATTATATTCATTTGTTAAAAATGGTTGATCTACATATGTATCCGTTACATCAGTTGTTACATATAAATTTGTATTATCAATAATATAATTTATAATTCCTATAGGACCTACAGTAGTATTTAATATATCCCCTATACGTAATTCTGTATTAAATGCAGTATTAAATCCAGTAACTCCTGTATTTCCTTCATTAACTGTAATTGTACCGGTTGCACCAGTTACACCTTGTAACAAGTAGGTAAATAAACTATTACCTGTAAATCCACTTACTCCATTATTGTATTGTATAGATCTCTCAATTCCACCACTAAATTGCGGAGGTCCAGTAGCTCCCGTTTCTCCTGTAGCTCCCGTTTTGCCTGTAGCTCCCGTTTCTCCTGTAGCTCCCGTTTCTCCTGTTGATCCCGTTTCGCCGGTTGCTCCCGTTTCGCCTGTAGCACCCGTTTCGCCTGTAGCACCCGTTTCGCCTGTAGCACCCGTTTCGCCTGTAGCACCCGTTTCTCCTGTTGCTCCCGTTTCGCCT